AATTTAGCTACAGCTAATAAATCACCATCATCATTATATAAACCTATTCCTGTAGCGTAAGGTGTAAAATATGATCCTGATGGTAATACAGAGCCAGTAGCGAATGATTTTAAAGATCCACTTAAGTAATTATTTACTAAAGTTGGATTATACGATAAATTAAATTCACTTTCTTTAACAACACAGCGCACTTCGTTTTCATAAACGGTATGCTCGTTTTTAAATGATAATTGAAAAGATCCGCTATTTAATATTACTACAGTAGGAGTATTAGTTAATGTAGGAGTAATAGTAGGTGTTAAAGTTGGGGTATTAGTTGATGTTAATGTTGGCGTTAATGTTGGAGAAGAAGTTAATGTAGGGGAAGGTGTTGATGTGCTAGTTATTGTTGGAGTTGGTGTTCCAGTTAATGTTGGAGTAGGAGTTGGTGTTAAAGTTGGAGTACTTGTTGAGGTTAATGTTGGCGTTAATGTTGGAGTTAATGTTGTTGTTGGTGTAGGAGTTGCAGGTTCTGTTAATGTTGGTGTTAGTGTAGGAGTTGCAGTTTCTGTTAATGTTGGAGTTGGTGTAGGGGTAGTTGAAGTTGCAGTAGGACTTGATGTTAAAGTTGGTGTTAGTGTAGGAGTTGCAGTTTCTGTTAATGTTGGCGTTAAAGTTGGAGTTGGAGTTGGAGTTGGTACATCAATTACACTTATAGTTCCCGCCATAGCAATATGAAACTGACAATTATAATAAAGTGTAGAAGGTGCATCGTATGGTACAGTAAAAGTAATAGTTCCATTATCTGTACCATTATTAGTAACTCCAATATTATATTGATTGCCTGTTCCTGTACTTGAAACTGTCTTTATCCAAAATGGATGTCCAGACGCAGTTATATTAAAAGTATAAATTTGTCCTTCAATTATACTTAATGTTGGATTTGATTGCCCATCTATAATATAAGCTCCCGAACCGCTGTTTGTTACGTTAAATGTAGGCATTATTGTTTATTATTAAAATATAGATATAAAAATTAATACCATTATCGTTGGTTACCAATAAATGTGTCTACAACATAAGTATTTCCTGAAGTTATGGTTGGATAACCTGTACCTCCATAAGTAGGAATACTTTTAAGTTCATTAGCAACATTAATCGTCGCAAGATAAGGACTATTAGCATCCGGAACACCATTTACACTATATATAATTTCTGATAATTGATAATTATAGGCTCTAGATTGTTGTAATGTTAATACATAGAATCTATTTCCTGAAGGAATATTAAATGTAGTTGTTCCTGTTGTTGTTAATGTTTGTTGTAATGTTGGTGCTCCTAGATGAGTTAATGAGTAGTATATATTAGTATAACCCGTATTACCAGCATCTACTGTTAAGTTAACAGTAACTGGTACTAAAGGTGAATTAGTTGATGTAATGGTTGGTGTTATTGTTGGTGTTGGTGTTTGTGTAACATTTGCAGTTGGTGTTGGTGTAGAAGTAAGGGTTTGGGTGGTTGTTTGTGTTGGTGTTTGTGTTAATGTATTAGTTGGTGTAAGAGTTGGTGTTTGAGTTGGGGATGGATTTGGTGTTGGTGTTGAAGTTGGTGTAGGAGTTGGTGCAGGTGCTGCAACTGAGACTGCATATTTGTTATTACAAGCTGGATTATTATTTACTATTATAAATTGAGATGGCTGAGGTGTTACTGTATAAATAACGCCATTTCTTAATCTAATTGCAGGTACATTCATTTCAATAGGGTTACTATCGACTGTGTCGGCATATACTGTATAAGGACCTGGAGAGGTACCTGAATCTAATTGTAGTACATATGTAAAAAATACTGGCAAGCTATATTAATGTTTTATATAAATATTTAATTTTCACGTCTTTCTTCACCTGGGTAGTAATATATTCGATTATGGTTAATCGGGGATAATAATAGTATAGCAGGTTTAATAATATTATCTCTTTGTAGTTGATATACAAAACTCATCCATGTTTGTTCCATTGGGTGAGCCCATTTAGTATCTAAGAATACTTTTGTGTTACCTTTGCGTCCAAACCATAATGGCCAATTACAATAATGTACTTCACCTTCAATATATGTTAAATCATCTGATTTTTTAATAGTACTAAACTGTGTTCTAGGGGCATTAGGATCTAAACCTTGTATAGGGAGTTTACGATTTTTAGGCCAAAATTGTTCTCTAATATTTTGTGGTACATTATACCAAGCCCATTGTGTTGCATTATCACCATAAACTTCTGTAAAATTTAATTTAAGATAATCATATTCTTCCTCATGTATTATTTTTAATGTTTTATCAAATAAACCATCTATATAATTTCTAAAACCATTGTGACAATATGTATCTTTTTTTTCATGTAATAACATATCATCTTCAAAAAATACATAATAATCAGCATCACTTACATCAAAATGTTCAGCACAAAACTGTCTACCACCACAAATCCCTATATTATCTTTTTTAATTTCTTCAAATCCATATTCATTACATAATTGTGTATATCCATCATCTGTACCTCTATCTGTTGAATTATTTAATAAATACTTACTAGGTTTATCTAAAAAATTTCTATCACTATTTTTAAAAGATTCTAATAAAGCTTTAAATTGTGTTGGTGAATTATAACCCACAACATATAAATTAGTTTTTAATTTAGAAAATGGTGTTTTAATATTTTCAGGTAATTTAAAATCTTTTAACATTTCAAAAAACGGCCATACTAAACCATTTCCTTCAATTTCAAATGGTTGAATTAACTTTGGGTGGTTGTATGTTAAAATTGTAAATAAACATTCATCAGCTCCCATATAACCATTATTAATGGTATTATGTAATACTTCATAATAGAATGAATTTAATTGATGAATTTGCTTTTTAGCACCTCCCCAAAAACCACCTCTAGAAATTCTATTTACAAAATCTACACCACAATATTCAGCTATTTTATTTCTTTCAAAACCATGTATCTCATTATTACCATCATATGGATAAGTAATATAAGTAATTTTTTGAATACTATCTGTATAATCTTCTAATTTATCTAAAACATTATCATGATTAAAATATCCTTGATTTACAGTAGATGTTAAACCACCATCAATCCAATAAAAATATTCTGAATTGAATGAGTTCATTATAGCTGTATCATTCACCATAAACATTTTACACATCATCATTGGATTATAATATTCCAAAGATGCTTGTGGTGATTCAGATAACCAACCTGCTATATTATACCAATCAGGATTAGTTCTTATAGATTGTAATTTATCCCAAAACGGAAACCATGTTTTAAAATCTTCTAATTCTTTAATATAGATTTGAGTTGGTTTATCTCCTCTAATAGCACGTACTTCATCTTCTAAATCACGAGGTATCCAAATAGACATTTGAGCATTTGTTTGTAATAACTCAAAAAATCTATCCTTATATTGTTGGAAGTCTCTTTTAGCCCAACCATCAATACTACCTCTACCTAGATCCCACAATCCTGTAACTATCGTAACATTATTATTCATACTATAATAAGAATTTTAAATTTTGATTTTCATTAACTGTTATAACACATTCTTCTTTATTAATTGTAAAATTAATTTCTAATACTTTTTCAAACCCATAATAAGGATCTCCAGCAATGTTATTATCTACTCTAATACAGAATCCTTTATTATTATTGGTAATTAAATTAGCTTTAATTTGTTCAGTAACATCAACTACTATTCTTTCTAATAATGGTTTTCCTTCGTCTTGTTGCTCTCCTAAAGTACCATAATAGGCATTAATAACTTCAATTTTAGAATCTTTATACTTATCTTTATTAATGTATATATCATTAGGTAATTTTGTATAATATGGATTAAAATTAAAAGAAAAAAATTCATATGCTGAAGGATTTCTATAATAATTTAACCATGCTTCAAAATACCATCTATCACCACGGTCTGGTTTTTGGTTAGCTTTTAAAAAGTATAAATTAGACCACCAAAAATTTCCCCACCACCATTTATTATTATTTGTTAACCCACATTGATCATATTCATCTAATTTTAAAAGACAATCTTGATAATTATCAATTAAAAAATATTCCATTGCTTCTTTCCACCAAGCAATACCTTGTTTTTTACGAGAAGATTTTTGTTTATCTTGTATATTAATATAAGTGTTAGAAACACCTTTAGTATGAAAATAAAGTACTTTTCCTTTATATTGTTGAGAATATTCCCATACTTTATTTATACCTTCATATTCATAGTCATTATTTATAAACTTATTTAAAGTAACTTTATTTAAATCTTTAATTAATTCTTCAATAGCATTAAAATCGCCTGATGTATTGATACAAGTAATTTCTAATTTATCACACCAACCATACAATCCAGATATTTTTAGGCGATTTAATTGTTGGTTAACAACTTCTAAATAATTTCCTATACAATATATATGATATACAATTAAATTAATATTTTCTAAATTATCAGAAAGTTCAAGTTTTTCTCTATATATTATATCTAAAGTTCTATTATGAGAATGTCCATAAGCATAAGCATGAAATATAAAATTACCTTCATTATATTCTCTATGATTAAATGATCTATTACTTATAACTTTAATATTATTTTCTATATCTTTATCACTTTCATATAACATAGTAAGACATGTTTGATCATGCCATAATGCTTGTTTAAAATATCCTACTTTTTCTAAATTTTCTTCCATTATTAAAAGATCTCTAGCATCTTTACCTTTGTAATTTTCAGCTGAGTTCCACCATGTTTTTAAAAAGTTTCTAGACCATTCATTATTTTTTAATAAAAATACACCTGCATTCATTACACTATGGTGTCCTACATCTTCAGCAAAAACCATATTATAATTGCTATCTATAAAATCTTCTATATTTTGATTAAAATCAGAAATAATAGCATCTATATCTAAAAATAAAATATAGTCTGGGTTAAATTGAGCAATAACATCTTCTACTAATTTTGGTTTATACCAAGTGGGTGCTCTTGTATCTAAAGAAGAATTTATTATATCATTATCCTTTTCACAAAAGTATGTATAACCCTTTTCATCACAATATTTTTTATTTATTGCTTCGGCATATGGACCATAAGATACATTGCTAGTATAAAATTGAGCTACTACTATATTCATTATTTAATTTTTAAGGTAAAATTCCTTCAAGTTTTTCACACCAACCTGCAGTTATAGAATGGGGCCAAACTATCCATTTAGCAGGTTTAGTTTGTGTGCTAAATTCTCTCCACACTTTATAATATCCATCTCCCATATCAGCTTTCATTCTATTTATTTCATCTAAATCAGCATCTTGTCTATAAAGTTCTTTTCCATCTTTATCTTCAAAAGCAACAACCCATAAATCATAATCAACTAAAGATACTTGATGTGGGTAAATATCTATACAATGTTTAAATATAGATATAAAAGACATATCATAATCTAAAGGACTTATAATCATTGGGTTAGGTGCAACCTGATTGTCTTTAGTATATTGTTGAATTGATCTATCTCTAAAACGAATACCAGCATATGCTTCATATTGAAATAAGCTTCGCTCAGTACCAAAATCATATTTTCCTAAAGTAATATCACATCTGCATTCACCATCTATAGCAAATAAAGCTCTATTTCTTCTGTGAGCTACATTATTTTTATTAACCCAATCCTTATCATCATCCCATTGTTTAGTTCTACCTTTACGAGTATATTCATGCCAAGCAATTACTTTGTGTGGATGAAATAAATCATAACCATAAGTATAAGAACGAACAGCTAATGAAATTTCCTCACCATGAAAATAATATTCAGGATCATAAGGTACTTCAATACACCATTTACCTAAAGTAAAAATGAAATGTGCTGATAGAAATCGTGATGGTATTGGTGATTTTAATTTTTTCCAGTTAGGAATAGTTGCGGGTAGGAAAAATATAGCTCCTTCAGGAATAAATCTATCAAAAGTCATCCACCAAGGTTCTTGAACGCGTCCTGCTGGATCATCATCTGGGTTGAATGATGATATGTATGAAGTTAGTAGTGGTTTTTTATGACCTTTCTTTTGTAATTGCTTAATCATTTTAATACACTCAGTATCCCATCCTTTAATAAAACGATGATGTGAATCTAATTGTAAATAATATTCTTCACCACCATATAAATTATGGATTTCGCTTCTAGCCCAACATGCTCCTTTAGAATCTTTATAATCAATATTAGCAATTCTAAAACGAGTATCATGTCTAAATTCACCTAAATTATCCCAAATATCTTCTTCAGAATGTTGCCAAGCAATACCAAAAACTAAATTTTCAGGATTGGTTGCATTGTTAATACAATCATGTATTGTAGGTAATAATTGAGGGTCTCTATAGGATGCTATAGAAATATAAATTTTATTCATAACTAAAATATAACTAATTTTTATTTAAATTCCAAATTCTATTAATAACGTATACCAATATTAGATGTATGTGATGTTCCTGGACTAGGGTAGAATCTATAGTAAGCATTTTGTTCACCACCAGTATGAATTATACTTGCAACTTCAACACCATCAACTTTAATATAACATGTATATCCAGTAGCTGAAGAGTAATTTATGAAAGAATAAATATCAACATATGCATCTCCACCAACATTATTAGTACCTGAATTACCACCATATGTTAAGAAAGTACCTGCATTAGCTCCTCTTTCAGTATTAAAGCTAGTACCTTGTGCGTTAACTCCATAAGGTCCAATCCAACCAGCCGAACTTCCTGGTGTACCATAGGTTATTAAGAATCCATAACTATCAACAGGACCTATACTACCAATATCATGGTACATAATTATACTACCAACTAATTGAGTAGGTGTATTAGTTGGAGTAGGGGTAGGTGTTAATGTTCTTGTTGCTGTAAGTGTTGGTGTTTGTGTAGATGTATTTGTAGCAGTTAATGTTGGTGTTAATGTTGGTGTGTTTGTAGCAGTTAATGTTGGTGTTGATGTAAGTGTTGGTGTATTAGTTGGAGTTGATGTTGGTGTAAGGGTAGGTGTAAGTGTTGGTGTATTTGTAGGTGTTAACGTTTGAGTATTTGTAGGTGTTAATGTTTGAGTTAATGTTTGAGTTGGTGTATATGTTGCAGTGGCAGTTGGAGTTGCTGCTGGTACAGAGAATGTTACCTGAAAGGTAAAATTACAATCAGGTTCTAAAACATTAAATCTAACTAATGCTTTATTACTTGTAAGTTGTCCAAAACTACCTGTAGAAGTAACTGTATAATAAGCATCATAAACTCCTTGTTGAAAGAATTTATAATTACTTGATGTAACAGGTTCATAAGGAATACTACCTGAACCACCACTACCTGTTTGGTATGTAGGAATATTAATATCAGCATACATTGCTGCTGATTGGCTAAAACTACCTGTAAGTCTAATAATATCTAACTGATTATAACTTCCTGAAATTGTAATAGAGCTTGTAAGAAAAGCTCCAGATCTTGCAACATCATTAGATAAAAGACTAACACTTCCTGTTTTTTCATAGTCACTTGCTTTAACAGTAATAAAATCAGCTATTGCTAATGGAGGTAAAGGAAATATATTTTGATAATTTTGATTAGTAATAATAGCTAATCCTTGAGGATAAAAAATATTTCCAACATGAATATTTCCTACATCAAATAAATTACCATTACCATCATCTGTTATATAGTAAGCAGAAGCTGATAATCTAAAGTTATAGGGTAATAATTTTTCCCCATATATGTCTTGATTAATATTTAATACACGAATACCAGCATTGGCACCTGTAGGAAAATTCTTAATTAAATTAGGATTTTCATCATAAATAAAATATGATGAAGTAGCGTATTGTTGAGATGCTGATTCATATAAAAATGAATTAGCTAATGAAGATGTGTCTAAAAAAGAACCACTAAATGAATGATAAAATAAATGATCAATTTGATCATAAATTAAACGTTCATATTGACCCTCAGTTATAGGGTCCATTGTATAGTCAAAAGTACCAGAAACATTAGTACCTTTATAAATTGTTATATATTCAGAAGAAGTAGGATATCCTAAAGGATAATTTAAATTCCATTGCTTATTGGCAGCATAGGAAACATGCGTAACGTCTGATTTGCTTAGTTGTTTGAATGATGACATACATAAATTAATAATCTAACTTAACTCGAATTAATGCTTCTTTTGTGAAGTCTTTTACTAATGGTTTGCTTAATTTAGCTACAGCTAATAATTCATTATTATCGTTGTACATACCTACTGTTGTAATGTATGTTTGAGGATTATTAATTAAAGTAGTAAAATTTAAATTACCATTTGCATCTATAACAGATGGATTTGATGTGTAATTATACTCACTATTTTTAATACGTGTAAAGAAATAACGTGCAGAAATAGTTTCAGATGATTTTAAAGTAAAACTACCTGTAGCATTTCCTCTATTAATTGAATCATATAAATTTCTGTGGTTGAAAGCGGTTCCACTTCCTAAACTAGAAGTTACAAAATAACCACCTCCAACGCTTGATGTTAATGCATTTGCATTTAATACAGCTATATTCAAATCAGGGAAAAATAAACCATAATATGTTGATGGAGAGCCTGTTGTATAATGAGCACCATTGCTACCACTTATAATATTATAATATCTATTTTCACCTATAAAACGAGTTAAATTTGTAGTACCACTATCATCTGTTAAGAACAAAGAACTTGTTGCAGTACCTTTTAAAGCTAAATTAAAAGAACCAGGTAATAAAGACTCTTTATAACGAGCTCTAGAAATATTAATTACATAAATTGAATCGGAAATTGTAGTTCCACCATCAAAACTAAAGTTTGTAACTTCAGTTCCATAAACTAAATTTCTATATTGACCATAAACTATACGAGATGGGCTATAACCAACAACAGCTGTATTAATTGGAGCTGAACCTGATCCATTTTTGTTACCAAATTGAATGTCAAATTGAATAGAAGCTGATGGGTTAGTTGTTGTGTTTGCATCATAAACATCTAAATAATATTCAGTTTGATTACTAGCTGTAAAGAATGAAGGTAGACTATTATAATCACCACTAAATAATCCGCGTACTACGGTTTCTGAGCTAACTACTGAATCTTCTGTATTGTATCTTGTAAATGACATTGTTTATATTATTTTAAACTGTGGCTACTTTGTTTATGTTTAATGGAATAGTAATTCTAGCTCCACTATCTCTACCAATAACGGTAAGTGTAGTTGTTAGGGTAGTCAAACTTGATCCAAATAAAGTATTAATTGTTGTACCTGTTAATGTGAATGAAGTACCAACTTGACTAGTTGAAAGAACAGTACCTGAAGTTGTATTTAATCCTGTTGCAGGGGTTGTTACAGTAATACCTGTACCAGCAAATGAAGATAATAATCTTGAGTCAGAAACAGTCACAATATATCCGTTTGCTTCAAATGTACTTGTAGCACCTAAGTAATTAAGTGTTTGTGGCGTAATTGTTAATGAAGCACCTTGACGCAATGAAATACTATTATATCCAACATTAACAACGGGTAAACGTGATGTACCACGAGGTAAAGTTACTAGTTTATAACGCATAATTTGTGAATCGTTAGGAAACGCTTCAGTTACAGGCATTGATTCAATAGCTTCGCCATAATATGCAGAGCCCGATGGATGATAAGGATTATACAAAGTATAATCAATTTCATCATCCGCTAATGAAAATTGCGTAATTTGAAATGAACCATCGTTACGAGCCAATAATTGACGGCCCTTAGTGGTTAGTATTGCATCTACAGTTACAAATGTAGGATTTAAAATTGCCATAGTTCTTTATGTTGTATATATTATAAATATATTAAGTTATTAATTTTTAAACGGTGTTTATTGTTAATCCTTGATTACCATTTGAAATTAATTTTGTTTTTACTTGTCTAGTTATTGTATCAATGTTTTTTAATACATCTGGTGATAGGTTATTAGGAATAACAAATCCATATGATGTTTGCCCATCTTCTTTATCAAAAATTAAATTAAGATTAGTTTCATCTGGTTGTTTTGATAATAATAGTAATTTACTTACTGTATTATATCCATAATGTACATTAAGTGCTAAGTTTGTAACTAAATTAGGAGTTACTGTTATACCTAAATTAGTACCAGGAGTTATACGATTAATATTAAATTCTTGATATTGAGTATTATTATTATAATAAACTAACATCACATCTCCAACCTTAGGTGCAAAAGAATTATTTATGTTTCCATAAGCCTTATGCAAACTAACAGAACTAGTAGCAGGTAAATACACATAATCAATAAAACTTGATAAACTTTGATTTAAAAAAAATGTATCAAGGCCATTAGATCCGGATATGAATGGTCCTGAACTAGATGTAGCGAATGGATTAATGTTTGAAGCTTGTAATGTATTTCTTAAACCATTAAATGTAGTTCCATCCCCAGTACTTAAAAAAGATGAAGTAAATGAACCTGTACCTGCTATTACTCCATATTGTCTTAATTGAAATGTAATTTGATCCCCAGGTGCATAATCTCTAAATGAACTAGTAACATTAAATATTAATGTTGAAGATAAAATACTTCCTGTTGCTGTAAAGGTTTGAGTTTGAGAACCTATATTAAGATTTGCTAATCCAGAACCAGATGCTACTAAATCAAATTTATAAGTTACTGAATTTGATGCAGTGGGAAATTGTATAGATATACCAAAATTAGCTGAAAAGGCCATGTTAGCATTTTGTGGAACACTATATGTTGGGAAATTATTAGTCCATTGAGTAGATCCACTTAAGTTTCTTATATTAGAATAATAACTAAAACCATTTGAAAAATTAAGATCTGGCCTATCAAAAATAGGATATATACTACCTGTCCCACCTGCAAAAGAAGCAGTATATCTATTACTAGAACTACCTGTTATAAATAATGAAGAAGTAGGAAAATTAGCACGTAATATAATACCATTACCATTTCCAGTATATTGAAAATATAATTTTGAATCAGATCCTGAATAATATAATAAAGGATAATAAGAATATCCACTATCAAAAAGTACTTTTTCACCGTCTGTACCTTTTTGATCACCATACATTTGATTATCAAATAATGATATAGCAGCTGCATCTGTTTTAAATGTATTTTGAACATCAAACCAATGATTTTCAATACTACTATTAATTTTAGATTGATTTAGTTCAGTTAAACTACCGCTTTCATCTACAAGATATTTTAATGCTACTGTATTACGGTTTTCAAAAAATGAACTACTTACTACTTGAGTAAATAAACCAAATTTTCTAACATAATGATCAATAGCTGCTGTTTTACCATATGATTTATCTCCACCGTATATGTTTGATCCTGAAGTATAAATGTTATAATCCATGCTAAATACTTTTACTCCATCATAACGTGGTAAATTATATGAATCTAATGATAAATAAGAATCTTGTAGTGAGGCTGTTACTAATAAAGCATATGAACCACTGCCTAAAATTCCTGAACTTCCTGATATTTCTAATTTTTGTCTTGAAATTGAATATAAACTTTTAGATACATTATTTTGTAATACATTAAAGTCTGAATGTAAAAAGTTATTAGTATTTGCTTGTTGGTAAGGAGATTGATTATTATTATATGATGTTAAATCACGTAAATAAGGATTAAAATTACCTGTAGTAAAATAATTATTTATACTAAGTTGACTACCACTTAATTCACCTGTAAAATATGCTGCTCTGTTACCTGATATGTTGCTATAATAATCATCATATATAGAAGTAAATATAGGTGCATTTATTTTACCATCTTTTTCTAATTCATTAGTTGTATTATTAATACGAGCATAAGACCATTTATTTCTCTCTAATACTGGAGAGTTAATAGTGACCCCTGTTGAAAGACTAGTTCTTGCAGGAACATAATCTTCTAACATTTTAAATATTGAGTTATCAAAGAATTGAATTAAGCGGATAAATCCATTATAATCCATTAATGAACTTGTAAATCCAGGATATGAACCAGTGCCATCAACAAAGTATATTTTTCGTTGAGCATCTAAATCATTATATGAACCACTATATAATTGCTGAGGATTACCAATATAATCATCTATTGACCAGTTATTATTAACAGAAGCAATAGATTTAGAAGCATAAGTATCTATTTGTGTTTGAGGAGAAAATGATATATCAACATAATTATCATCTATTGTTCTAAAATTAGAAGAAGCAGTTGTATATTGCATTATACTAGAATATCGAGATAATACATTTCCAAAAGTACCAGATACACTTGCGGTTATATTATCTATTAATCTAACTTTATCATTATTATATCCTTTTAATAATCCTTCTGTAGTTGAACCACCAAATTCTTTTATATTTAATACACTGCTTGTTAAAGCACTGCCTGTAGGAGTATAATAAGTAGAACCTGAAATTGTGTAGTAATCTTGATTTGATATACCAAATGTAGAAAGTAATGTTCTTAAACCAGCAACAGTACCTTTACGTTGTAATAATAAAGGTAAGTTATGGTAAATACGTTTATAAGATTCTGCTAATAAATCTTTTTTAGGAATATTATTTAAATAAGAGCTTGTATAAGAAAAATCATTTAAAGAACCACTATATGAATAACTTCCTGTATTAGCACCACTTAAGTATTGAAGTATAGTATTATCTCCAAAACTATTAAATACGCTTATTCCTAAAGATTGTAATAAATTATATACAATATCTTTTGAAACACCAACATTTAAATTATTATTAGCTAAATTGATATCCGTTATTGATTTTATATATATCCATATATTATCAAAATATTGACCCATCATATTTAGGAAAACTAAATAATTGGCATTGTCTGGATCATCTACAACATAAGATGGTACTGAATATTTAAAATAATTTACATTATCTAAATCATAGTCTTCAGCATTTAGTGTAATATTGTTATACCAAGTAACAGCTTGTGATGCTGTTGAAGGATATAAAACATAAGGTTTATTAGGACTTTGTTTTGGGAATGGAGTGATTCCATATTGTAAAGAAGACGTTAAAGATCCTGAATTAAAATATAGATAATTTTCAAATCCATCAAAATTAATTATAGTGTTATTTATGCTAGAGGAATATGAGTTTATTTCAGATTGTAAACTACTAGTAGTTGATATGTAAGGAGTGTAATAATTTATAAAGTTATTACCTGTTTCAATTTGCTGAACTTTAGTAAAGAAATTTTGTATACGTGATACGGCTGAACCGAATGTTACAAAGTTTCCAAAACCACCATTATCACCACCTTCTCCATCATAATTAATATTAATACTAATACTTTGAGATATATTTAAATTTAATAAAGAATTATCATTTAAATCTAATCCGTCTGCACTTTGATAAGCTGTATTGGTTGTATTAGAACCTCTTCTTTGTCTTCTATTTCTAAAATTAGGTCCTTTTAATTTTTTTATAGCAGGTGCAGCTAATATAGCATCTAAATTAATGTCAAAAATATATGGGGTAGAAACTTCTTCTACTATCCAAAATGATGTTTTTTCATTAACGATACTATCTAATTCATTATATAATTTAAATAATATTTCGTATCCAGTATCAACTTTATTTAAAACAATATTAGTAACTAATTCTTGAGTATTATTACCAAAGTTTAAAAGAAATGGATCAAAATAAGAAGATGAATTATAATAATTAATTAAAGCAAGAGAACCACTTTCAATTTGGTCGTCAGTTAAAATAACAGATCCTGCTCGTATTTCTGTTCTATCTGGAGAAATTTCTTTAACAAATAAAGAAGCTGATGGGAAACTTGATATTTTGTTTTTAAATATATTATATTGAACCTTAAATTC